CTGAGGATAGAATACCATGGGGTTTTGTAAAAAAGCTGTGTGGCTGGCTATGTATGCATCGTGATTTTGGAACACATAAGCTTGTATAGGCTGACCTGTTAATGCTGCTTGTTGTTCTGTTATAGGGTCACGAGCGGGTACTTCAGCCTGAGGCGGTAATAAAGCGTCTATGTTTTTAACTTCTAGGGCTTCGTACATACGTCTATAAGCTTCACGTAAATCATGTATTTCTGGTGCAGCTCTAGCCATCTCAAGTTCTTGTTGTGCTAACATGACTCTTTGTGCCATACTGAATATGTTCGGGTCGCTGACTGGTACTATATCTACTCTATCGTCAAAGTCGGTAGCTTTTATTTCTCTAGTAGCTCCTGGTACTTCATATGGGTAGACTGGCGGTAAACTTTTAGCAAAAATACTGGCTAATAACCTAAACTCTTTTTTCTGAGCGTAGTGCATACGTTTATGTATAGCACTCATTACCTTACTGCCTCTTTCTAGCATAGCTACCGTAGTGCCTACTGGTAGTTGTTGAGAACCGATATCACCAACATTCATGTCTGCAATTGAAGCAAAACGTCTTCCAGAGTCAATAATTATGCCTAATAGCTGACTTAATACGCTACTTGGCTCTTTATATGGTAAAGGCATCAATGCATCACGTATTACACCACCTGGAACGTCAACATCTCTAAATTCTCCTGGTCTAAGCGGTTCATCTTCGCCTTGGACTCTCATTCCACGTGCTTTAAACCCTGCGGGGAGGTTACTTAGTGTACCAGCGTCTACTAATTGGCGTAAAATGGCGGTTGCGGACTTAGTTAGTCCTCCAATCATGTGAATTAAGCCAAATCCGTAAAAACCTAGTCCTGGAAGGAACTTATAGTGTACAAAATACTCTTTTTTATTGAATAATTCGTCATTTGCGTCCCAATTACGCCTAATTGAGAGTATTTCGCCTTGTTCTTCTAGTATTGTCACTACATAAGGCACCGCAAACCCGTAATCATCGGCTTCTGACAGCTCTAAATTGACGTGCATCTCTAAAACGGTGTATTCATCATAGTCTGTCATTGATGGAGCTATGCCTTGTAGCTCGTCCATCTTCTCTTTTGCTTCATTGTAGTCAATATCGGGGTTAGCTTCACCAATATTTATGTTACGGTAAGTGCCGTTTAGTTGTAATTTCTTTAAATCGTTGCCCGTCATGGTCATAGTATGAGTAAAACGTGGGCTAGTTTCTAAATCTACAGTCTCATAGGCTACAACTAGGTTTTCAGCTTTGACTAAACGGCTGGTAGCTCTACCTAATAAGTTGTCATAGTAGATTTTTTTGAATGCACTACCCGCTAAAGGCAGGTAAAACAGTAAACTATCCATTTCAGGGTCATATTCCTTCATGACTTCTGTTATTTGATAGTTCATAAATTCTTTAACACGCTGGTTTTGACCAGCAACTTCAGGAGTTTCAGCTCCCATAACTCTAGTTTTTACTGGACCACCAGGAGGTAACAACTCTTTATAGGACTGAGCCTGAAATTGAGTCACGGCTTCGCTTAATAATGGGTGATGTACACCTGTGGCTCCAGGAAAAGGTTCTTCCCTCTCTTCGGTTTTTATGCCTAGTAGGTCTAAACCCTTACTAAAGGTATCAAGCCAATCTTGTCGAGATTCTTTATCTGAATCATACGCTTCTAAAAGTTCACTAGCTAATGTGGATAAGTCTGAGGAGTCTAGTGTCTCAGCAAGATTAGCCTGATGATCGGTAATGGATACTTCTTCTGATTCAAACATAGGGACAACGTTGCCGTCGGGACCTATTTCAAAAGCTGAAGTCATATCGCCTTGTATATTCATTTCTTCGGGAAGCTGTACTTCCATCCCCACAGGTTCTTGGGGTGCTTGACCTTGTAGCATGTCCATAATTTCTATGTCTATTGTGCCGTCTTGGTCAATGTTAGGTTGGTCTTTTTCTATTGCCATGGTTAATAATAACTTACTTTACGTTTGTAGTATAGTTCTTCTTCCTCCCAGTCGCTAGGTAACCTAACGAATCCACCTTGTCTAAACCTAAGCATAGCCTGAGTAGTTGAATCTACTAAGTCGTCGTGATCCCCAGCAGGGAAAACGGCACACTCTTCAATAACCTCGTTAGCCCATTTAGTATCTGGTGCCCATACCATACCCGACTCAAAAAGTGGGGTACTGGCGTTTACTCTAGCAATCTTATCATTTCCTTTGCTGGGTGTAAAGTTCTGTACGGGTATACCTATGTTCCTAAGTTCTTGAGTGAGCGGTATGCCACTAGCTTTATTTTCTATGATTACTACGTCGGGTGACCAATCGTGATACTGTTCTAGGGCTACGCCTTTTAGTTCAGGGAATGAGTATTTACCTTTTATACAATCTAGTAAAATAATATGGGCTACTGTGCCGTCGTATAGTTCATCGCCTATGGTGCCTTCTGGGTAGAATACTCCCCATGTAGTAATAGCTGAATAATCCGCTGATGAACTTTTTAAAAAAGCAGTATCGTAACTTTGAATAAGGTAGTCACATACGGGTGGTTTTTCTTTATCCCACTCCATCCACCATTCCCGCCTAATTAGTGCACCTTCTTCACTGGTTGGATTCTGCATGTATTGGGCATGCCATTTAGGACCGCCACGTAAACTAGCTTTTACGCCTTCTAGTTCTTCTATTTTCCAGTACTCTGGCCATAAAGGTTTACCGCTAGGTAATATGGCTGGTAGTTCTATAACTTCCCACTGATCAGCTTTAGGGTCACGGGCTGCATCTTTTAATAATTTACCCGTAAGGTCGTTGATGTTCCAACGGGTCATGACTATAACTATGGCTCCTCCTGGCTGTAACCTTTGACGCGGACCACTAGTGTACCAATCATACGTATCTTCCATGGACTTTGGGTTCATGGCGTCTTGTTCTGAGTGAGGGTCGTCAATGATAAACAAGTCCGCACCCCTACCCGCTAATGCACCACCAACACCCGCAGCATAATATTCGCCTTTTAGCTTGGGGTTAGTTTTATCTTGGGTTTCCCATTTACCTGCTGCTTTTGAGTCTGGGTTTATTAGTACGTCAGGGAATACTTTTTGATAATCTTCTGTTAACATTAAGTCCCTAATCTTACGACCAAACTTTACGGCTAGGTCTGCGGTGTGGGTCGCCTGAAGTATTTTCAGAGAGGGATTACGACCCACAAGATACGCAGGAAAGTAATGACTAGCGAACTCACTTTTAGTGTGACGCGGAGGCATATTGATAATGAGCCGTTTTATTTTACCTGTGGCTATACGGTCAAAAGCTTCAGCCATCTTTTTATGGTGAGCTCCGCCGATAAACGATGGCCATTGGTTTTTAACAAAGTTCATAAAGCCCGTTTGACAACGTTCAACTTCTTCTATTTGTTCTAATCTTTCGGCTAGTTCTAGATGTTCTTTTAATACCGACTCGGGTAGGTCTTTTAAATTAGAGTTCATACTTTAACGGCATTAAACTAGCTACTCCACCATGTTTCATTCTAAACGTTTGAAAAGCTGATTTTAATTCTGGGGTAAGTATTATTTTTAAATATTCTTGACCGTACTGGTCGATGTATTCGGTAGGCTCAAGTTTCACTCCGTAATCTTGTTCAGTTTGTTTTATAGCTTTTTTATAAAAATCATTATAACTTTTAGCTCGATTAATACTTCTAGTGTCGGGTTCAGCTTCTAATTCTCTAAACCATCTACCGTCTTGATTTTGTGATACACCTAAGAATTTACCATCGTCGTCATAATCAAGCCTAATATTGTTTTTATTTTTAAATCTTTTTTCTATAAAAGGTATCAGTTTAGGCGGTATTACCCTGCCACCAGAAGGAGGAGTTAATGACCTAGGACCGTTAGGGAATAATGCGTATGGTGAATCGTTTTTAACCGCAGTTTGTAAATCTAATTTAAAACCGTCAGTAAACCAATCTGCACTCCTAGGTAAATTTATAGGTTTAATACTATCTTTTAACCCTTGATTGTATTTAGCTAATACTCTTAGTTCTCTTTGGGTTTGTGTATCTACTATTTCTTCAAATTCATCAAATACTTGTCGAAGACCTTGCTCGTCATTCCTCCCTTCAAAATAAGTTTGTATACGTCTTTGTTCAATGATTTCGTCATTATGTTTTTGCAGAAGCTCACCGAATTCTTGATTGAATTCGTCAAGTTTATTAGTATTTTTTAAATGATTGTATAACAATTCCCCATGTCCATTACCCCCTTGTCCTCTAGTTTTCAACATTTCACCTACCTTTTCAAAATCCCCAGAATGTATTTTAGCTAGTAGTTCTTCATCTCCTCTAAAAACCATATTAGAGAATTCATATTGAATACTTTCAATATTACTCATACCTGTAGTTGCGTCAGTGCCTGATAACCTCGAAGCTATCTTGTTTTGATCTTTACCTAATCCATAAGCGTCACTTTGAGCTTCTTGTTTTACATACACATTAGCATCTCCGTCTATATCTTCAATCGTATATCTTGAGTGCATGTATTTATTAGTCTTGGGTACATCTTCTGTGGGAAGTTTATTACCTATAGCTATATCTTCATGATTGGCATTTATAAAAGTCGTTTTGGGGTTAGGATCCTCAGGAGTAGGTTTTTTACCGTAAATACGTCCGTCGTCATACATATTAAACACACGTTCGCCGTATGAACGATTAGTCTTTTCTTTAGAATTAGCGACGGTAGTAGTAGGGCTGTCAAGGTCGTAAACTGGTCTTCTAGTAGTAAAGGGTGAGTAACCTCTATTTGTTCCCGTTAAGCTATTTACGTTATAGTACGCATGCGTTTCTTGTATCTTAGGTGCATTTTTCTGTAGTTCTTCCATTACATCGGCTGGGGATGCTTTGCCTTTAGCCATAAATTCAGGTGATATAAAGTCTTCTATTTGTCTATTTACATTTTGGTTTACGTTACCTTTACCCGTTACCCCGTAACGTCTCATAGCTTGAAGTATATTTTCTATAGGGTATATTTTATTTCTATTTTTAGGTGTATACAAATCTGATTCAAATAAAGCTATTTGACTTGTCATTTGTGTATCATTTTCGCCGTACCTTAAAGGCATTAAGTTAGCACTACTACGATAATTAGTTTCTTTTGCAAGATCAGAATTCCATTTTTCTATGTTTTTTACTTCTTGAGGGCGGTCAGCGGTATGCAGTATTTTGTGTTCTAAATTTTTAGGATTCGGTGCGATTTTTACTGGCGGTGTAGGTATTGAACTCGCTCCTTTACCTGCTCCTGGTAAACCTATTGATGCATATGATATTAAATTGCCTAAAATCGGACGACCTTCCTCAGCTAACTTTTGTCCTTCTAGATAACCAAGCACGTTTCCTGGTCCAGGGGCAAAAGATAATACGTTAGCTGTGTCTTGTCCACTACGCATAGCTGAGCGTTCATCTTCAAATACGTAAGGCAATTTTAATAACCCTTTACCTATTAGATTGCCTAGTTTTTCCGTAGGTCCAGGTTCTCTAGGTGAAGCGAACTGTTCTTTTATTCCTGCGTATTGTGGGTCGGTAGTAGAGCTCATGCGTTCTAGCATGTCTTTATACTTCATGCGTTCTAGCATTTCAGTATAACCTAAGGGTAAAAATTTATTTTCCATTTAACTTCATTTTATACTCTTTACGTGCTCTTAGTAAAGTCTCTTTGTTTTGCATTATGATTGACGGCATAGGGGTTGAGTAATGACGGTCGTCGGGGTGGCTCCAAAACCACATGGCACATGGTCGTTCGTCGTTTAGATCTTGGGCTATGGAGATAAGTGAGTCGCGAGACGTCGAGGGGTGACACTTAAACAGAACTGCGTCGTAACGGTCTAGGGTCTGATATTGATTTTCTATGGACTGTGGATCAAAGTCCGTGATCAATAGTCTATCTTGGTCGTACGATTCTAGTGAGTGAGGACAGACAGGTTTTATGTGTTCAAAATATTCTCTCATAGCCTTGCAAATTTTGCAAAAAATTTTTAGTAGGAGTCCCTAATTCTAGCCTACTGAGTGTCAAAAAGTAAAGTCTTGTTGTTATGAGCGTCTAAATGCGAGCTAGGCGTAAACTCACAGCGTAACTGTAATAAGGGGGGTGGGGGTGGTTTGTGTCCCAGCTCTGCTGGGTCTGTGTGTCCCCGAAGGGGAGCCCCAAACCCTAGCAGTTGGTCCTTCTCGGCGATAGTAAGTACTTACTTACCTGTGTGGTCGCCCGTTAGGGCGTGCTGTAGTCCCGCTAGGGCGTCCTCAGGCGTCCTGTGTCGCCCGTTAGGGCGTGTGTGGTGGGCGGTAGCCCACAATTTATGTATAGTTTTTATATATAAATTTAATATACTTTACTTTACTAAATACTTTACTTTACTTACTAATAGCGTTATCATTAGTGTATATTAAGTTAAAAGGGTACTTAATATTACTAACTAACTTAACCCTTATAGGTAAAAATATTATGTCTAAAACTAATATTAAAAAAGTGGCTACTACTAGCGTTACTACTAACGTTAATACTAGCGTGTCTGTCAATGCTAAACTAACTTACGTTAGTAAAAATGGCGCTACTCATAATATCAACCGTGCTCAAGCGGTGGGTGGTTTTACTTACGCTAACGCTTTAGCTCATTATAAAACGTTAGGTTACGGTAAAGCTGACCTTAACTACGATATTAAAGGCGGTAGGCTAATACTAGGTTAATACCTAGTATTTAAACGGGGGGCGTAAGCCCCCTTTTTTATTACCCATTATAGAACTATAGAGACGATCATGATCTAGATGTATTAGGTGTTGTCTTTGTGTCTTTGTCTTTGTGTCTTTGTCTTTGTCGCCGATAGGCGACGATCTGTGTGTCCCCGATAGGGGACGATCCTCATCGGGGGGGGGGTGGGGGCGACGACGACTCCTAGTGGATTCATAGCTCGTGTGTCCGCGTCAGCGGACGATCTGGTTCCCGCCAGGGACAACGAAGTAAGTACTTACTATCACTGGACACCTCGTTCTTGCTCGCTAAAATAAATTAAAAAAATACTTTACTTTACTTATAGATCAGGGTTATAATAGGTTATTGATTAGGTTATAGGGTGCTTGGTCAATGGTTTACTAACTAACCCTTTAAGGAAAAATGTATTATGAAAAATACTAAAACTAAAACTGCTGCTTCGGTTACTACTAAAGTAGCTTCTCAAAAACTTACTTATGTTTCAGGTAAGTCACGTGCTGAGCATAATATCAAACGTGCTAAAGCGGTCAACGGTATGTCTGTTGAAAAAGCGTTAGCTCATTATGCTACTATCTACCCTAAAGGTGCTCAAACTCACCTTAACTACGATTTAAAAATCGGTAGCTTAGTGCTCAAATAATTTGGGCTAGGGTCGGGGGGCTTCGGTCCCCCATTTTTTGTGCCTAAATAAGAGATCATGATCAAGATGCCATGCGATCACGATCATGATGCATGGTCCATGTGTCTTCAGATCAGGATCGTGATCCATGGTTCTTTGTCTTTGTGTCTTTGATGATCAAGATCATGATCTGTGGATATTGGATCGTATTGGCACTATTGCCTTTTTCGTTGAATTATTGTCTTTGGACCATGGTTGATGGTGAAAGGTGGGTGGTCAATATATTTTTGTTTGTGTGTCTTTGCCCATGGATTCTTAGTTCTTTACTATAAGGGAACAGTGGAGAGGTCTATGTCTTCGTTAAATACTACTACATGCTTTATCATAACTAGTACCATGAACCACCCATTTTAAACCCTATTGCCTCTAACATGCTAATAGCCCCGTAATAGCCCAGCCAATAACCCCAACAAAAGGACCAATGGAGAGAGTCCATCAAGCATGCCCTATTACCCTATTGGCTAAACACCTAGAAAATTTGTTTTTTATTTTTCTTTTTTCCACAGCAGTATATAAGTAACAGCTTCTACGCATTTAAAAATAGTTGCACATGGGCGTAGGTACATGTTCCACCAGGACATGGGTCTTCGTCGATGGACTCAAGAATAACTAACTTATATTGTTCAATAATATAAACATGTAACTGATGACTATAACTACCCTTACCAACATGACCTACATAATCATAAGCACCTAAGTCTTGTGACAAGGTAGGTTTACTAATATACGACTGAAGAGTATTAAGTATACAACCACCATCTTCACCACCGACTGATTGTTCTTTAGCGTTAAGTAATTGATCAATAGCTTCTTTGATTTCTGTGTTCATAATTTACTCCTTGAATTCATGCAGTCTTGCATGTGTGTGATTAATAATTTCTTTGATATCATCCTCAATCCAGTTTTTAAGATGTAACCATTCTTCTTGGTTCTTAATACTAGTTCTTGGGTTTTTTAGTTTACTAAGATTCTCTTGTAAATCGCTAATTATTGTATTAGCTATTTTTTCTGAATACATTACTTACCCCCTAGCGATGCTTTAAGAACCTCGATCTTACCTTTAATAAGCATCCTTGAGCTTTTATTGATGTATTTTTCAGGGTAGCCATTGGCCACAGCCCTATCTTGTTCAGCTATTAAGCCTTCTAGATAAGTTATATATTGTTGTTTTTCTTCTATGTTCATAATTTATTCCTTTTATTTATTATTTACTATATAAATAATAGGGCGGATCAAACGCATGGTAAAGCATAGTCAAGTAAAAGCTTTTACTCATCTGTTTGGCTCATCATATCAAGATGATACTCAAGACCACAGTAAGGATCTTGTATAGTTAAGTAAGGTATACCTAATGTGTGAGAAAGAAAATCTATAGTTTCACCGACGTTATTCCTAACCCCACCCCAACTATCACTAGGCGCAAAACCAGCTACGTCAGAATAATACTCATGGTCCATGAGTATAAATACAGGCTTATTAGCAGTATTATCCCATTCTTCAAGTAACTGACTACGCTCACGATGATACTCACCAGCTAATACTTTAGTTACTTCTGGCGATAGGTTTTTACGTTCCTCAGGAGTTAAATAAAGCACTATACTAGCACCAGTCTCCTCGCCATACTGCGCATACACTAAAGGTATATTACCGCTAAAGTGTTCAGGGCGGTTTTTAGTTTCGGTCATAAATTCTAGTAAGTCCTGGCTTACCGTTAAGTCTTCAGCACTGACCGTATAGTATTGAAGTAGGCAAAATTCATTGTGATTTTCCCGTATAGCCTTTATGACTGGCTGGGCATATTCTACATAATTTTTTAAATCGTTCATAATTTATTCCTTACATTATTTATTTACTATATAAATAGTAAGCGGGATCCTATAGATGGTAAAGCATAGTCAAAAGGCAATTTACCTTTAATCAGTGGTGAATTTAAACCTATAATATTCGGTTAACGCACTAGCAAAACTACACCCGTTCAAAGAAACACTAATATAAACATTACGGCTTTTGTCTTCTTGATTCCACTCACCATAACCTATACCTATGATGTTATACCCAGTTTCAGGAACAAAGTTTAGTAACGAGCTGTTGTACACAGTATTAAAACCATTACTTTTTAAATCCCAAGTATCATAAAAATCATCAGGATTCGTAAACCCTTTAGTACCTGAATGAATCTCACTAAAGTAATACCCTACCTCATCGGGAGCGTTGGTGAATAAGTCCTCAAGAATAGAAACTAATCTATCTTGCTCAAGACCATTATCACCCTCACGAGAAGTGATTTCTCTGATATTTTCAACGACATGACTTTTAGGAACTATTTCCCAACCGTCAACAATTTTACATTCTTCCATAATAAAACTCCTATTAAATTATTACCCTAATATAGTAAGTAAGATGCCCTACATGGTAAAGCATAGTCAAAAAGTTTACGCCCTACCATCCTGTAGATTATAAGTACTTTGAACGTACCTATAATCTTCCGCAAATAGTTCATGAGCCACAGCCCTAAGTTCAACTTCGCTATACTGACCTTTAGTAACTGACCAATGATGAGCTTCATACCCACCGTTAACATAAGCGTAAGTAAACCACTTAGGATCTTTAACGCTACCTTTATTGAGGTCGTAAAAGCTAATACTAATACGATGTTTACTACTAGTACCTAATAGATGGTCGTTAAGATCCTTAGGGTATTTGACTTTAAACAAGTAGCCACTATTATCAGCCAGA